CACCTGCTGCCGCTGCTCTACTTGCTGTTGACGATCGGTATTGACATGAGAGTACAGCTTGGTTGCCTGATCCTTCGTTAAGCCAAGCTCATGCGCTGCGCTTTGATACTCGGAGTCCTCAATCTCGTAACCACTCGACTCCTCTGGTCTGCCCAGCTTCGAATAAAGATCCTTCCATCCATCAGAATCGTCATCACCTGGCATCATCACCACGCCGGGAACCTCTCGCAGCTTCTCTCTGAAGTCATTCCACTGCCCATTCTCTGCATCTTCTGCAGGGATGCGGATGCTGCGCCCTATGTACCGCTGCGCATCATCGTATGACTTCGCCAATGTCTCGACATCGGGTATGTCTTTCAGTGTGTCAAGGTTCTGTATCTCTTCAGAGAGTGAATCGCGCCATGTTTCGTCAGCCATCTGTGTCCTCTTGCATGTTACTTAGGAAGCGCACCAAGTCGGCAGCACCGAGCCGATACGCGGTGTGATGTGTATCTCCCCGCTCGTATAACGTGCGGTCAAGATACATGTCTCGCAACTCAGCCAGCAGTTCTTGCCCAGCTTCTGACTTGAGTGCTAGTTGTGCTAGTTCTTTAAGCCTATCCAGCTTGCTGCCCTGCCATCTGTTGCTGCATTTCCATCTGCTGCTTCATCTGTTCCTGCCGTTGTGTGCGTGATTGTTCTATCTCTTGCTTACCCTTGCGCACATCAGCAGGTACGCCCTGCCTGTCTGCCAGCTTGAGAGCTACCGCATCGAAGTCAATGACATCAAGGATCTCTGGGTTCATCTGTGCCATACCACCCAGCGCACCGATCCATCTCTCGATGGCTTGCACATCACCCATCTTCTGTGCCCGTGCCAGTGGTGACACGTACTCGATATCAAGTTCAGATCCAGCCGACTGCATCGCTGACTCAGGCATCTCATCGAACTGCCCCGCACGAAACATCATGTAGAACATACGCTCGACCATCGGGGTGAGCAGCTCCGACTGCAACCGACCCAGTGTCGGACCCAGTAATCTCTGCATCATCTCGTATCGCAGCGTCACCTCGGTAGCTGTAGCGTTCGGTCGTTCCGGTAGCTGTAGCTGATCAGCGAAGAACATGTTGCGAATAGATTGACGCAGCTCTTCTGATTTAATCTGCGATACATCCCAGCGTGTGCCCTGCTCAAGTATCTGCAGGTCACGCATCTCTCGCATGATGGTCAAGCCACCGGGTTCAAGATGCAGATCCCCTATGATTGCATTGCGCCCTGCCTTAAAGGGTGGGTCGATACTCTTCTCCCATCCCGTCAGCTCCAGACGCTTCGCTTCATTGAGCGTGGTGATGTCCGCACGTGCAACCAACCCGGGACCAAACCCCCATGGATCTCCCGATAACTTCTGCCACCTTGGTATGAAGTACGGCAGCTCGTAATAGCCACCCTCTCCAACGATCATCAGGTCTTCGACGCAGACATAGTATTCAACGAACGGTCGATCGGCTGCTACCCGTGACGTTCCCGGCGTATAGGTTGAGTCAGCAGCAGGATGAACGCAGTGAACGAAGGTGAACCGCTGATCTGGGTCACGCTCTAATGCAGCACGCACCTTCGGCATGTCCGCAGCAGCCCATCGTTGAGCAGCCGCACGCGCCGACAGCTTGAACTGTCGATAGACTGTATCGACCTTGCCTTGCGCATTCTCTGCGATGCACACGTTCGATAGATGGATAGCCTCAAAGCGGAAGCCACCCCACTCTCCACCTGTTCCCTCTTCCAGCAGCAGCGCACCTGTGCCGAATGCCCCGAGGTCTAGGTATAACTCACTCATCTCTGGTGAGAAGTTCGACTCACTGAGTGCATTGAACATCGAGTCAGCACAATGTTCCAACCAGCTCTTCGCTTCATCATCCTCATTCAGCTCGTCATCACGGAAGCGAATGGAAAACCACGGCGCAGATGGCGAAGTCAACGAGACATGCAGACTCGCAGCGAGTATCTGATTGCTGTGTATTGCTGTGCTGTCGTAAAGTTTTTCAGTGCGGGATCGATCACCCTTAGTTCGTTGAGTAACGAAGTCCGCACGGTTAGGCATAACGTATAACGCCGTGTCCTCCCATAGCGTATCCCAGTTTCGACGCTCTGCCTTGAGCGATTCATGCCGCTTGATCAGTTGGTTTGCATCCGTCATTAGGTTGCCACCGCCGAGAAGGTAGACGTGCCAGTACTCATTGCGTCGTATTTATATTTGTATACCCATGACGTTATCCCTGCTGCTCTTGCTGCACCGGGGTTGGCATACACCGTACCCGTTGCTGGATCGACCACTGCCATACCACCAGCAGGTTTGCGTGCATTCACCATGGTCAATGATGAAGTCTTCAGCGAGGGATCATCCAGTTGACGCTTGACGATCTGCGTACTGTTCAGTCCATTATTGTTGGTGCTCATGGGTGTGCTTGTTGCAGGCGCTCTCAGCATATCTCTAATCTCACCCATGAACGACGAGAACGCGCTCTCCCAGTCGGGTGCTGCTTCTTTCGGTAGAACTGCCGCGTTCTTCTGGGCAGCATCGCCCATCGCATAAGTGTCATCCTTCGGATCCGTGCCTTTCTCCCTGCTATATAACTGGAGATTGCTAACCCACGGGACTGTCTCGTATGCGAGATTGTCATTCCCTACATCACTTCGAAACGTCCACCTCTGCTTGCCCTTGTCATCCTCTTCGGGGTTGTCTAGGTATGCCCACCCACGCTCATCATTCATTTCGATCTTCACACGCTTGGTCGGAGCGTTTGCGTTGCGGAACTTATAGTCCTCCTCTTCACCAAGGATATTCCAGAACCAGACGTTGCCAGACTCATGACTTCGCTGATTGCCGTACCCTTGAGTGTTCACATAACTCTTCCAATCACGCCCCTTTGTTTCACCGGCTTTTAACGCATACGCGCCACTGTCTTCACCACTCCTGTTCTTCCATGCGTCCGTACTGGCAGCGCGGCTCGGTCTTCGACCCGCATCATAATCCGCAAGGCTGATGCCTTTCATTGCTGATGCGAATGCCGAACTTGTCGCCCTCCCCGTATCATCAACACGCAACGACGCTGGTGAGAAGCGTCCCTCTTCCTTGCGCCCGCTTGCTTTCCAATGGGTAGAACCATACGCCGCCTTCGACTTGCTTCCCGAATCCGTAAAGTCTTTCAACAGATCGGGATGCCTATCCACATACATTTCGAACGCTGACTTGGGTGTCTTGAGTGCCATGTTGTTTCCCCTATGCTGCCTTGATGACACGCGGGATATACCCGTCATGCTGGTCAGCAGATACGTTAAAGAGTCTTGTCGCTACATACTGCAGTGCATCCATCGGATGAGAGAACCCATCCTTGTCTGGCTTGTCGCTGAACCGTTCGCCCGATACCTGCAGCCGACGATACTTGTATCCACCACGGAATCCTGTGCGCAAAGTCTTGCACCTGGGGTGCACCAGTACAGCAGGTTCACCATCCACCATGCGCATGAAGCGGGAGCGCACCGCATCTAACCGTCGCTCAATCGATTGTTCTCCTGTCTCGATCGGTATGTCCATCGACTGCAGTATCTGGAAGCACGTGCGCTCATCAGTCTGGCTGGCTTGCTTCCCTGCAGGATCTCCATAGTCTCCATCGATGTGGATGTTGGGGTACTTCTGGTTGGTATATCGGATCACCTCTTCACCCAATGCACGTGCACCCATGCGGGTAGCCACCACCTCATCGAAGATGCGCCACTGTCCATTCGGCTGCAGTTGTGTGAACACGCAAGCAGGTGACAGCCCGAAGTCCCAACCCCGATACACCGGATACCTGGACACCTCGAACTCACGACAGTGCTGCGTGTCGCTGTACTCGGGGAACACTGGCTTGCCTTCCTTCACGAATCCATAGTCACCATCCACATACACACGGATGAAGTCATCACCCTTGCCACTGGCTAGGTTGTCGTAGTAACCCGGCGGCAGGTTGGCTATGTTCTCTGCCTTCTTCGATCGACCACTCGGCTGCTTGAAGATGGCAGCGTTAGCTGGTGTGTCTTCTTCGAACGTTGTGTAGATCCAATGGTCATCATCAGGTGGGTTGCTATCACCGAACACCCCATACCACTTGCACCCCTCATCTCTGAACGATGGATACCTGCCG